CAAACTCTATCACATGGTCTAGATCGTCGGGAATATCTTCATATCGATCATACACCTCAAGCAGATCACGCCGCATGATCACAAATCTATGTCCCATGCTTTATTTATGGGCACATGATGTCACACCAACTGAATACTGGTGGTGCTCTGCATGTACTGATCAGCAAAGGCTTTGTCGCTGGCCACGGCCACGGTCACAGTGGTTTTGCTCAAGGAGATATCCTTGTCCGGCGACACAGTGAACAGGTAGGGCATGAGCCCAGGACCCTTGGCACCCATGGCGATCACCATGGGTTTGGAAAGTTTGTAGTGTGTAGCAGTTTCTTCATTGAGTCTGGCCACCAGTTCTTCACCTGATGTGAGTTTGAATGTGACCACTTCGTTTGGGCTGACGCCTTTGTCTATTAGCATTTAATCTCCGTATCCGCCAGCGGTTTGTTCGATGTATTGTCTCAGTTCTGTGAATCCGCCAACGTGATTGTTGTTCACAAAAATCTGTGGAACTGTTCTTGCTGTGGGCACAGCTTCCAACAGATCCTCTCGGGTGTATCCATATCCGATTTTCTTTTCTTCATACTCAATATTGCGTTGCTCCAGCAGAGCTTTGGCTTGGTCGCAATAGGCACAGTTGTCTTTGCTCCAGACTATGGCTTTCATTGTTTTCTCCTTATAGATTGGGTAATTGATCGTAGTCGAGACTTTCGCTCATCACTCCAATAACATAGTTAGTTGATTCGTTCTCTTGCAGTGCAGTTTGTTTCTTGCTTGTGTCCGAATGCTTGTTGAACCAAGGTATGGGTGTGGTTCGTGGTGCGGATGTTTGGTACTTGATACCAATGTCCTTGAGAGCTCCTGCTGCTGTGTAGTCCACAAAGTCTTTGAGGATGGCAGCATTAAGACCAATCACTGGACCCTTGTTGAACAAGTAGTCAGCCCAGGTTTTTTCTTCGCGGATCACATCCAGATACAGTTGATACACTTCGGCTTCACATTCTACCTTGGCTTCAGCAAAGCGTGGATCTTCTTTTACCACCTGATTGATCATGAACGCAGTCCATTCTTTGTGCAGCAGTTCGTCCTGCAGAATCAGGCTGATGATATTGCCATTGCCAATGAAGATCTTGTTCTCTACCATGGCCAGGCTGGTGGCAAAACTTACCATGAACCTGAATGCTTCCAATGCATAGCTGGCATTGAGTGCCATCCAGATTGCCCGGATGTGACTTTTTTCACTCACAGATCCTGGGTTGACTTCTTTGAAACAGTTGAGTTCGTGTAGTTTGTCGTAGTAGTCACCCACGCTGGAAGCCATATCCACGATCTCTTGAGTGTCATGGATGGTGTTGAACACTTCCTTGGGCACATTGTAGATGTTGCGTATGATGTGGCTGTAACTGCGACTGTGGATGTTGGTCTCAAAGAAACTCCAGTTGTACATCAAGGCTTCTAATTCAGGCAAGCTCACACACGGTGTGAACACCTGTGCTGGTCCGCGACCTTGCAAGCTATCCAAGGCGGTTTGACGCAGCAGATTTGAGGTGAAGATATGTTTCACTGCATCCGACGCATCTTTGAAGTCGTTGGCATCTTTGCTGAGACTGATCTCTTCTGGCACCCAAAAGAATCCACGTGCGGTCTGCTCGATCTTTTGTATTTTGTTGTATTTGACTTCTTCAAATCGCTGGATGGTCACCGGACCTGCAGGATCCAGGAACATCCGGCGATTAAGGTAATCGGTCTTTGTGACGAGATTGTATTGTTGTTTACTCATATTTTTCCTCTGTGATCTGATCTGTGTTTGTTGATCGAATTGAATCGATCAGTTGCAAGTATTCATGTCGCTGTTGTTCAAGATTTTCACTATAGGCATGACCCTGCAAATAAGCCAACACTTGCTGTACTGTGTTCTGATTTGTGGTTAAATTTAATTCTTTCAAACGATCTGCAAATTTACTTATGATATCTGCATCCACTGCATCCAGGCTCAAATAATTTGGGTTTGACAATTTTATAATCCTCAATGGAATTTGATATTTCTCACACCATTGCAACAAGGGTATTAGAGTACGCACACTAAAGCATTGTAAAACATGATTCACGCTGAAATACACATTTGGCAAATTGTACACTGACAGGATATTTTGCTCGACCTCGGTCCAATGAGATAAAAATCTAATTTGATCGTTGTGTTCTTCTATTCCTTCAAGACTCACACTCAACCAAACTCGACCAAATTTTTTAATTTTGTCCACAAATTTCTGATCAAGTTTTGTAGCATTGGTGGTAAAACTCACAGTTACTTCCTGTGTGCAATCTATTTCATCCAATACGTCCAACACATGCGGAATAATTGTCGGTTCGCCTCCGGTAAATTTGATCCACTTGATGTGATTTTGAAACTTACTTAAAAATTGTTTAAAATCGTCGGTCAGCGGCCATGAAAAATCTTTGTTTAAAAAATTCACCGAGTAGTTGGCCAGTGAATTAAATTTATCGGCATTTGCTTTGTATTCGGTCAATAACTGACTGCTTGAGGATGGAGTACACATGACACATTTCAGATTGCATAAATTTCCAAGTCTAAGATCCAAAGCACATACACTATCTTTGACTTGCCAATTTTTGCCAATGTGTTCTCTGTCGGAGAATCGAGCAAACTCAAGGTTGTAAATCTTTCTCAAACTTTGTTTTCCTACGTTTTCATCTTTCCAACACATATCGCATTCTGAAATCTTCTCTCCTTGATACATGCGTTTTCTAATGTTTTGCAGATAGTCCGAATTGATCCAAGCATCAAAATCTCGGAAATCGGTATCCTTGGTTCCTGACCAGTTGCAACAAGGAGCCAATTTACCAGAACTGGTCACACAGGTGCTCGCCCAGGGAGCCAAACAAAAAGTTTTTGAGTTCATTTTTGACCTATCATGTGTCTGCAGTCATGATTCATATTTTATGTTTCAGTCCACGTCCAAGTCACAGTTATACCAACATCTTTGTTGTATCTATCATAGAAATCCAGACATTCGTCATCCTGCCGTTTGCCTTGTTGTTTGGCTTGCTCGTCACGCCAGACATAGCCATCATCTCCGAGACTCATCCTCCCATCGTCAATGGCTTCTTGACGATACGCATCCATCCTTGCACGAGCCAGATGATATCTTGATTTCTCTTCGTCAGGCTGCGTCGCAAGCCATTCAAGAAATGATATCGGTGTAGGCCCTGGTGGATAATTTGTGATGAAAGTTTGTTTTATTGGCATTTTAAAGTTTACATGCTTCGCAGTCTTCCTCAAGATCAAAGTCTATGGGCATGAGTGGTGCATCCTCTGCTGTCTCTTTGCTGCCTTGTTTGTTGATCAGACTGTAGTAAAAAGTTTTCAATCCCCACATGTGTGCCTGCATGAGATTCCGAGCAATCAATGTGGTAGGTACCTTGCGATCTACGAAATGTGCAGGATTGTAGAAGGTGTTAGTTGATATACTCTGATCCACATATGCTGCAATCACTGCCGCCGTCTTGAGATAGCCTTCGCAGTCCTTTTGTTCCCACATCATCTGATATTTGTTTTTCAACTTGTGATATTCAGGAACCACCTGCACAAAACTACCTGCCTTGCTTTCTTTCACTGAGATCAGGCTCATGGGCATTTCAATGCCATTGGTTGAGTTGATCACCACTGAACTGCTTTCCACAGGTGCCACTGCCATCTGTGTGGCGTTGCGAACACCGTGCGTTTTCATGTTGGCACGTAGTGTTTCCCAATCCAGTTCTGGGGCAAAGTCAGCAAGTTCGTTCACACCACGAGCTCTGAGTTCCCAAGGGAACACACCCTTGCCGTAGCGTGTGTGTTCGCTACCTACGCAAGCACCGCGTTCTTGTGCCAGTTCAACTGAGGCTTCTGTGAGATAAAAAGCCATGTGTTCCATCCAACTTTTGACCTCGGCTAAAGCATCCTTCTCCCCGTAACACAGACTTCTTTTGGCGTGCCAGTAGGCAAGGTTTGTGATGCCGATTCCAAGTGGTCGGATTTCATCGTTGGACAGTTGTGATTGGATGGATAAGAAGTCTTGGTAATCAAGAATATTATTGAGACTGCGGTGCAGAATGCGGGCAGCCCTACGCAGATCTTCTGGATTACGG